CTCTGTTGCTTCCAGCTCAACACGCAGCTTCCCTACCGTTAGCGCAATCTCCTCGTTCTCCTGGTCGCGGCGTTTTATGTATTGCTGGTTTCTTTCCCGTTCATCCAGCAGTGCCAGTACGGTAGTTGGGTTAGCCTCTGCTATGAATTCTGCGTTTGCATAAGCCTGAGCATCTGTTTCAACCAGGCAGTTAACGTGACATTCTGCAATCACGCCACCTGGTTCTCCTTTCCATTTTTGACAAACAAAAACTCCTGTTAAATTGCCGTGCTGGTTAACAGATGTATGCCCTACGATGTAGCTTCCTTTAGTTGCTTTCTCTGCCTTTTCACGTAGCGCCTGATAGTCAATCTTGCTCACTGGTTGCCTCCTTTGCGAAGCTGGGCGGCTAACTCGTCACATATGTGCGTCAAGGAGCAAAGTTTGATTGATGGATGTTCGCGCATCATCTCAACTCCCTGCGCCCGGACTTCAGCCAGGAAAGCGTCGGTGGCTGGGGTTTCAGTAACATCATCTTCCCATTCGCTAAACTCCTCACGACAAAAGTCATTAAATTCCTTCTCAGGTTGCTTAAGCGATGTATTTTCAGCAGCCATCTTCGCGCATTTAGCCTCAAGGTTATCAATCGTGATTCCAGCAGAACGACACTCCAGCAACGCCGTTTCCAGTTTTGATTCAAGTTCACCGAACTTACGCACCAGATATTCAGCGTTTGTTTCGTTAACCTTTAAATCTCGGGGGATGCATTTACCTTTCAGAAAACCATCCATCTCAATTAGTGACATTTGTTTCATTTTTTCCCACTCCGCCACATCGCATTCAGATATTTGTTTTGATTCACTGATGGAAAAGAATTTCTCTTAAGCAATTCCTCTCTCGATGGCATTGGCTTTACGCGTTGGCGAATAATCATTTCTGCCGGAAGAATGCCGGGATTGTATGCAAGACCTCTCATGATTAATTCCTCTTTGTTAATTTATTCGTATGCCTGCTCTTTCTTCATCGAGTTTTTTTAGCTTGTATCGCATAGCTCTTACTGAATAAATTGAGCGGCAGGTTGCAATTGCTATTTCTTCTGCGGAGAACTTACCGAAAAGTGATACTTCGGCTCTTGTCCAGCGTCTTCCACGAAGTCGGCTAACAATGTCAGCGCCAATCCTTGTTGCTTTTGCCATTACTGCTTTTTCAGTCCTTTCCAGTTTTTCAGCGATAACTTCAACTGGCATTGTCGCCGCTACTTCGCGCAAGAAATCGACTTCCCATTTCTCCCATGGAGTCTTTTTCATAGTCGATACTGTTATTTGATAAGAAGTGAAGGTTTCCCAACTTTGAGTTGAGCGCCGGGGATATTTATTCCTGCTTTTAGTTGGTGTTTGATTGCCAGTTTGTCGGCTTTAATTGTCGTTTCAAACTCAACGTATTCAGGAGGAATGGCGCTTGAGTCGATGATTTCTACAATTTCTGACGGTTTGCGGATTGTTACCTGGTGAATACCTGCTCGAATATTTTTCTTGCCAACCATTTCAAGCGATGACGCTATATATGATTTGATGCTGTCAATCTTATTTTGAATTACTGCGGCTCGCTCATTCAGCGACTTTGCCTCTTCCTTGAGGCGTTCAGCATAACCAGATTCATTTTTAATGACGGAAAGAAGTTGCTCTATTTTATCGGTAAATTCTCCTTCCATGCCTTCTATTGTGTCAGCAATCATCTCTGGTTCTAAATCTGAATCCATCAATTTTGCGTATTCATTGGCAATTTCATACAGTTTGCTCACGGGCAACCTCCAGTTTCGCTTTGCATTCTGCGTAAATGGCTTGTACGTTCTGCTGCAATTTCATTCTAGATGTCAGGCGATATGCTTCTGCAAAATATCGCTTCAAATCATCCATGTTTTCTGCCTGAGCCATTTCATCACAAAGAAGTTGTGCTTTATCCGTTATTTCCTGCTGGCGTTTCCGTTCATCTTCGCGGATATCTTCCTCTGATTTGTGCGGCATAACTGGTTCAGTCCACACACCTTCTTCTTCGTTTAGTACGTGAATAGCACTATCAAGACGTGATGCCTTAGGCCAATACTTGCTTGCACGCTTTACGACCGTCTTTCGCGCCATCTCATTCCAGTGATTTACCCATGGTCCTTTATCTCTGAAGGCCGCCTTGCTTGTTTTCCTTACAGCCTCAATTTCAGCCAGACTCATCTCTTCCGTTAGATAATCACCTGCTGGCGTCTTAACTGTGCAGTAAACGCCAACGATATCACCACGATCACCGAAGGCGTTGTATTTATGGGTTGGTGCTTTATCAAGCCCGTTTGACTCATAGGTATCGTTAGCATGAACAAGTTTTGCCTGACCCCATGAGATAACACCAGACTCCATTGCAATATGGAGCAATCCCATATAACTGATATCAAGGCACACCATGCCGTCGCGCGGAACCAGATAAGCCAGTTTGCTGGCCGGGTTTAAGGTGATGCCGATCGCCGCAACATTGATGATGGCGTTCTGTGCGCTGGTTGGATTTGCCAGTGCCGTTTTAGCAAGGTAATCGTTTTTCTGGAAATACTGAATTGCAAACTGGCTTTCCTTAGCCCATGTCACCGTCTGTTCAGTCAATGCTCCGCAGAATAACTGCTCCTGCTGTTTAACGAATTCAACGATATTGCTCATGCAGCTTCTCCAAAAATGTGTCTGCGTTTGAATATTGCGAAGGCATATTCAGCCTTAACTCTTTCGGTTATTGCATCCCAGAACCATTCAGCGGCTTTTTCCTGATAGTTACAGTCATCATCTTCCAGCCAGTCGATAGCGTCCTTAGTGTGTTCATCTGGTTTATATAAGCGAAGCATTTCGCTTATTGGGTCGCAACGTTTGCAGAGGCGATCAACTTCACTGTTGATTCGCTCGTAATCTTCATCAGTAAAACTTGCGATTATTTGCGATATTTCACGCTTATCATTCAGAGTCAGAATCATCATCTTTCTCCTGTTCTTTGTGCTGATTGAGCATTTTGTTCATCTGACGAATGAATTCTTCGTCTGACCAGTTATCTGTAAAACTCATGGGCGGCCTTGTTGTTTCAAAATATCCCAAAGCTTTTCGAGCAAGCTTTTCATTCTTGGTTGTTTAAAGTCTGCTCCGGTTAAAATATTTTTTCGTGAATGCTGTACCGATAAAATCGGGTTGAAAGGGCGAACCGATGCCGCCCCTGCAATAGCGAACTGTTGCATAGGATGCTCCTTCTGTTTGATTGCATAACGAAAACGCCTCGAGTGAAGCGTTATTGGTATGCATATAAAAAGGCCCTCACACTGGAGGGCAAAGAAGATTTCCAATAATCAGAACAAGTCGGCTCCTGTTTGGTTACGAGCGACATTGCTCCGTGTATTCACTCGTTGGAATGAATACACAGTGCAGTGTTTATTCTGTTGTTTATGCCAAAAATAAAGGACGATTATGCGACCTCGGAAGGAAGTCCAATCATCTTATTCAAATCTTCTACCCGTAAAGCAGGAAGTGCTGTACTTGCTTTATCTGCTTCTTTTGGTAGCAACTCTTTGCTTTCAGGCCAAACTTCAATAAGTCGCTTAACTGTTGTGACTGAGTTCAAAGCAGCCCATACATTTGATTCGATATCCTTTTTCTTGGCTTCAAGTTTTTGTTGCAATGCGCAGATTTCATCAAACCTTTTTGTTATTTCGTGTTCTGCGCTAAACATGCATTTATCTTTGGTCGGAGTAGGGAGCAATATATCTTCGCCGTTGCCGTCTTTCCCATATGAATACCAGCCAACCCTTCTGCCAGATACAGTCAGATAAATTGAAGTTGAACGGGCATCGCATGAGTAAAATGAACATCCCAGCTTTTCAAGTTCTTCGCTTATAGCCATTAACTTGGATGATAACTGATCCACTTCCTCAGTTTTCTTTTTACCGCCAAACGCAACAACTCTGGCGTCAAGTGCAAGCTGGTTCTTTAACTTTGTTACTTCTTCAAGCTCAGTGAAAACCCCAGATTTAATTAAAGCGTTACGAGCGATTTTCTCTTTCATTCTCGTAGTTAAGCGGATTGATGACATATTAATTCCTCTCAAATAAGTGGTTTGCTGCCTAATTTCATTTTCTGGCGACCAACACAAGTCACACCCATTTCACTGCGTGGCTTGCTGTACCATGTGCGCTGATTCTTGCGCTCAATACGTTGCAGGTTGCTTTCAATCTGTTCGTGGTATTCAGCCAGCACCGTAAGGTCTATCGGATTCAGTGCGCTTTCTACTCGTGATTTCGGTTTGCGATTCAGCGAGAGAATAGGGCGGTTAACTGGTTTTGCGCTTACCCCAACCAACAGGGGATTTGCTGCTTTCCATTGAGCCTGTTTCTCTGCGCGACGTTCGCGGCGGCGTGTTTGTGCATCCATCTGGATTCTCCTGTCAGTTAGCTTTGGTTGTGTGTGGGAGTCGTAGTCCTGAACGAAAACACCCCGCAATGGCACATTGGCAGCTAATCCGGATTCGCACTTCCGGCCAATGCTTCGTTTCGTATCACACACACCAAAGCCTTCTGCTTTGAATGCTGCCCTTCTTCAGGGCTTAATTTTTAAGAGCATCACCTTCATGGTGGTTAGTGCGTCCTGCTGATGGCTTAAAATATACCTACAGGTAAAACTGTTGTCTATACCTGCAGGTAAATAAAATTGGTGTGAGAGTTTACCTGTTTGAATTTTCAGGTAATTAATTTTTTGGATTGATATAAAAAAGCCCGCTTTGCGGGCTGAAAGGAGATGTCAGAAGCTATTTGGATTGCTTGGCCATTGCGGCAATTTTGATTCTACCGGGGTGTGTTTGGGTTTGAGTCCGTTTAAGTAGTCAAGACGCTCAATGGCGCATTTATACATAGCAATCTGATCTGATGACATGTCGTCATATGACATGCCTTTGAACTTCTTAATTATCGTTTCTGCCTCATGTATAAGATGCTTCTTCTTCATGAGTTCAGCTGTATGCTTAGAGCTTACAGGAGATAACTTTGCCCATATGAAGCAGATGATTACAACAGCGACCACTATACCTGGTATAAACATTTGCTGCTTTATCCTCAAAATTTTGGCAGATCGTCCTGGTCTACGTACCTAGTGTGTTTCACAATAGCTGAAACAAAATGCATTTTATCAACTTCTTCAACAGGAAGAGTGATTGGACGGTGATCGCTGTTTATACTACTAAACTGATAGTCTCCGTCTCTTGTTTTGTTCATGATCTTTATCATGTTATGACCATCTTTGGTCCTTACAAAGACTTCATCACCTGGATGTACTGGCGTATTTGGTTCAATAACAACATATTCTCCTGACTGAATCCTTGGCCACATGCTGTCACCCTTAACCTTCAGACCGTAAGCATCTTTATCGCCACTGTAGATGCTTAACCAACCGGATCTGAATTCAATCATATCCACTGAGCCATCAACTCCCAAAACGGCTTCACCAATTACCGGAACAAAACCCGCACGAACGTTACCCGCAAACTCAAGATGGTCTGCAGATCCAACTTTGCTATCTGCAAGCATGTCCATCCATCCGCGTGGGAGATTAAAAGATTTTTCAATTAGTTCCATCATATCGTCAGCAATGCGTTTTTTTCCGCTTTTTCCTTCCGGATACAGCATTCTGGAAACGTATGATGGTTCCCTTTCTATTCGACGAGCCAACTCTGAGGCCTTTCCATTACAGAATCGGTCTCTTATCTCTATCAGCCTTAGTCGTCTTTGTTCGTATTTATCCATGATTTAATTCTATCTTTGATTACCTATCGGTAAATAACCTGTGGGTATTGATTTGTTTTTTACCTGCAGGTAAACTTACCTTATTCAACAACGGGAAGGAGATAACAAATGGAAGAACTCCGCTTGTATCTGAACTCCCTTTCACTGGAAGAGCAGAGAGAATTTGCCACCAAGTGCGGAACTTCTATCGGCTATTTGAGGAAAGCACTTAGCCGTAATCATGAATTGGGCGCAGCACTTTGTGTTCTGATTGAGAAGTTCAGCAATGGTGAAGTGACTCGCAAAGACCTTCATCCGGTTGATTGGGAAAGCATCTGGCCTGAATTAATGGCTGCTTAAGTTATCAACGCTCTTACACATTCCAGCCCTGAAAAAGGGCATCAAATTAAACCACACCTATGGTGTATGCATTTATTTGCATACATTCAATCAATTGTTATCTAAGGAAATACTTACATATGGTTCGTGCAAACAAACGCAACGAGGCTCTACGAATCGAGAGTGCGTTGCTTAACAAAATCGCAATGCTTGGAACTGAGAAGACAGCGGAAGCTGTGGGAGTTGATAAGTCGCAGATCAGCAGGTGGAAGAGGGACTGGATTCCAAAGTTCTCAATGCTGCTTGCTGTTCTTGAATGGGGTGTCGTCGACGACGACATGGCTCGATTGGCACGACAAGTTGCTTCGATTCTCACCAATAAAAAACGCCCGGCGGCAACCGAGCGTTCTGAACAAATCCAGATGGAATTCTGAGGTCATTACTGGATCAATCCACAGGAGTCATTATGACAAAACAACTCAGTCCTTACCAGGACAAAATTCACAAACACATACTACGTGATCGCTTCCTGTCCAGCTTCAAGCAGCCTGGTCGATTCCGGGCTGAGTTGGAAAAAGTGAAGCTGATGCAGAAGGAGAAAGGTCATGAGTAATCTTGCAACCGTAACACATTTAAGGCCTTCACAACGGCCTGTGGAGCGTCGTGTGGCAGAAGTTGAAGATGGTTATACCCGTCTTGCAAATGCCCTGTATGAAGAGCTTATCGGCGCAGATTTAACTAAAAATCAGAGCAAGGTTGCCCACGCCATATGCCGTAAAACATACGGCTACGGTAAAAAGATGGATCGCATCTCTGATAGTCAGTTAGCTCAAATTACCAGGCTGCCAAGACAGAAGGTAAACAAGGCCAAGAATGAGCTTATCGCGATGAAGGTCATCCTTCGCGAAGGCCAGCAAATCGGGCCTAACAAGAACATCGAGGAATGGCAAATCGAAGGGTGTCACTACTCTGGTGATAATGTCACTGCATTGGTGACAAAAAGTGTCACCAAAACGGTGACAGCGCTGTCACCAAAACAGGGACACACAAAAGAAACTATTACAAAAGAAAAAAGAAATAATAAAAACACTATGTCCGAAAGTGTTCGGACGGAGTGTGAAAAATCACCTGACCGTCACGAAGAAACCGACAAGGCATTCGAGGAAATATTCTGGTGTGCAGGCATGCGGAAAGCCGGGAAGAAAAACGCAGCTTCGGCATTCAGAACACAGTTCAGGGAATGGCGTAAAACTACCAAGGGTACCGCAAGCGAGTTTGCCACGATGCTGGCAGAAGACATCGCATGCAGGAATGGTAAGCAGTTCGGATTCGACAGGTTGTTACCATCGAGCTACCTGAACGGTCAGCGCTGGAACGACGAGAAGCCAGAAACTATTCAACCACAATCCAAACCATCATCCGCAATCACCGTATCGAAAACTGGCTACGTGTTTTTCGACAGGTGAACCATGAAATCAAAAATAAAATCGCTACTGGTCGCTGGTTATAACCACGGCTGGTTAAGTATTTCGTTTGTCGATTTCTGGTTTAAAAATCTCAATCTGAGGGAATCATGACGCCAAGTGAACTTAGCGACCTGCTTTGGGCGCAGGTTGACAGGGTGGCTCCGCACCTGTTGCCAAACGGCAAGAAAGAGGGGCATGAGTGGGTTGCCGGTAACGTCAACGGTGACAAGGGAAACAGCCTTAAGGTCAACCTTAGCGGCAAGAAAAAATGGGCTGATTTCGCTGAGGGAGACGGCGGTGACATGCTTGATTTGTGGATGGCATGTCGTGGAATTAACCTGCATCAGGCTATGCAGGAAGCGAAAGCATTTCTCGGTATCAAGGATGGCGATCACCATTTCGATGCCAAACGTGAGAAGAAATTCTCCAGACCTGATCGCAAGAAAATCGCCCGCTACGTTACCAGAACAGAATCCCATCTTGAGTACCTGCAATCGCGTGGCATATCGCCAGAAGTCGTAAAGCGCTACGAGGTTGTCAGCGGCAAGGTGTGGAATGGAGAGCGAGAACTGGATGCTCTGGTGCTTCCGTACAAACGCGATGGTGAGTTGTTGCAGGTCAAGCGAATCAGCACTGAGCGCCCGGACGGGAAGAAAGTCATTATGGCAGAAGGTGATTGCGAACCTTGTCTGTTCGGATGGCAGGCTCTGGACGCTGGCGTGAGGGCGGTTGTACTTTGCGAAGGCGAAATTGATTGTATGAGCTATGCGCAATACGGCATCTCGGCGTTATCCGTGCCGTTTGGTGGCGGGAAAGGAGCTAAGCAACAGTGGATTGAGTTTGAGTATCACAACCTCGACAGGTTTGAGGAAATATTCATCTCGATGGACGTTGATGATGTTGGTCGTGAAGCCGCAAGGGAAATCGCAAGCCGACTCGGTGAACATCGTTGCCGTCTTGTTACTCTGCCGTACAAAGACATCAACGAATGCCTGATGAACGGTGTTACCGAGGATGAAATCTGGCAGTACATCGGCACGGCATCCTACTTCGATCCTGAAGAACTCTACAGCGCGCGAGAGTTTTACCAGGACACTATCAACGCTTTCTACGGCAAGCAGCAGTATCTGTTTAATCCACCGTGGGAATCTCTGGCAGATAAATTCCAGTTCCGTGAGGCCGAGTTGACGCTGGTCAATGGTGTGAACGGTCACGGAAAAACGGAGGTTGTCGGGCATATGGCACTTGAGGCAATGCGTCAGGGTGTGAAGACGTGCATCGCGTCACTTGAGCTGAAGCCTGGTATTCTCCTTAAGCGCCTTACCCGTCAGGCGACGTGCTGCAAGATGCCGCCAGTGCTGGAAATTGACTCTGCATTTAAATTTTATGACGAAAGACTTTGGGTGTTTGGTCTGACCGGAACGGCGAAAGCCGACAGGCTGATCGAAATATTCGACTACGCTCGCCGCCGATACGGGATCCAGTTATTCATCATCGACAGCCTGATGAAATGTGGCATAGGCGACGATGACTATAACGGGCAGAAGGCGTTTGTTGACTCGATTTGTGACTTCAAAAACAAAACAAACTCCCACGTCATTCTCGTTACTCACTCCAGAAAAGGAGACAGCGAAGAAAAACCAACCGGGAAAATGGACGTAAAAGGCTCTGGAGCGATAACAGACCTGACAGACAACCTTTTCATCATCTGGCGTAACAAGGCTCGCGAGAGAGCGTTACAAAGAGTTCAGAGTGGTGAAAAGATGTCAGAGAAGGACGAACAGCTACTGGCATCTCCGGCATCTGTTTTGATGCTTGAAAAACAACGTAACGGCGAAGGTTGGGAAGGTGGTGTCCCGTTGTTCCTTGACGAGCAATCGCACCAGTTCCTGCAACTTGAATCAGGATCGCCATATAGCTACATCGCCAATATGCCGAAATCGGAATATGACGAGGCGTGGCGACAGGAAAACGTGACGGAGTATTAAATGACCATCTACATCACTGAGCTAATAACAGGCCTGCTGGTAATCGCAGGCCTTTTTATTTGGGGGAGAGGGAAGTCATGAAAAAACTAACCTTTGAAATTCGATCTCCAGCACATCAGCAAAACGCTATTCACGCGGTACAGCAAATTCTTCCAGACCCAACCAAACCAATCGTAGTAACCATTCAGGAACGCAACCGCAGCTTAGACCAGAATCGAAAGCTTTGGGCTTGCCTTGGTGACGTCTCTCGTCAGGTTGAATGGCATGGTCGCTGGCTGGATGCAGAAAGCTGGAAGTGTGTGTTTACCGCAGCATTAAAGCAGCAGGACGTTGTTCCTAACCTTGCCGGGAATGGCTTTGTGGTAATAGGCCAGTCAACCAGCAGGATGCGTGTAAGCGAATTTGCGGAGCTATTAGAGCTTATACAGGCATTCGGTACAGAGCGTGGAGTTAAGTGGTCAGACGAAGCGAGACTGGCTATGGAATGGAAAGCGAGATGGGGAGACAGGGCGGCATGAGACGACAGCGACGAAGTATCACCGACATCATCTGCGAAAACTGCAAATACCTTCCAACGAAACGCTCCAGAAATAAACGCAAGCCAATCCCCAAAGAATCTGACGTAAAAACTTTCAACTACACGGCTCACCTGTGGGATATCCGGTGGCTAAGACATCGTGCGAGGAAACAAGGTGATTGACCCAAATCGAAGTTACGAACAAGAAAGCGTCGAGCGAGCTTTAACGTGCGCTAACTGCGGTCAGAAGCTGCATGTGCTGGAAGTTCACGTGTGCTCCGATTGCTGCGCAGAACTGATGAGCGATCCGAATAGTTCAATGTACGAGGAAGAAGACGATGAATGAGTTAATAAATGGCAATGCCATCAAAATGACAAGCATTGAAATCGCTGAGTTGGTTGGTAAGCGTCATGACAATGTGAAGCGTACCATCGAAACGCTGGCTAAAAATGGTGTTATCCGGCTTCCTCAAATTGAGGTTTTCGAAAGAATCAATAACTTAGGGTTCAATGTTCAGTACGAGCATTACGTCTTCGAAGGCGAACAAGGTAAGCGAGACAGTATTGTCGTTGTTGCCCAGTTGTCGCCGGAATTCACCGCTCGTCTTGTTGACCGTTGGCGAGAGCTTGAAGAAACTGCGGTTAATATCCCAAAAACGCTACCAGAAGCGTTGCGCCTTGCTGCTGACCTTGCTGAGCAGAAAATGCAACTGGAAAACCAGCTCGCAATTGCCGCACCTAAAGTTGAGTTTGCCGATCGCGTTGGCGAGGCCAGTGGAATTTTGATTGGAAACTTTGCAAAGGTTGTTGGAATTGGTCCAAACAAACTGTTTGCGTGGATGCGCGATCACAAAATCCTTATTGCTTCAGGTTCCCGGCGCAATGTGCCAATGCAGGAATATATGGAGCGCGGCTATTTCACAGTGAAAGAAACAGCGGTCAACACAAATCACGGAATGCAGATATCGTTCACCACAAAAATCACCGGGCGTGGTCAACAGTGGCTGACCAGAAAGCTGCTCGATAACGGAATGCTGAAAGTAACAGGGGAGGCTGCTTAATGGCCAATCTACGCAAAGAAGCACGCGGCAGAGAATGTCAGGTACGTATTTACGGCGTATGCAATGGCAATCCTGAAACTACAGTTCTGGCACATTACCGGATGGCTGGAATTTGCGGAACGGGAATGAAACCTGACGACCTGATCGGCGCATGGGCTTGTAGCGCGTGTCACGATGAAATCGACCGACGCACCCATAATCTCGACAACAAAGACGCCAGACTTTACCACCTCGAAGGTGTGATCAGGACGCAGGCGATACTGCTGAAGGAGGGGAAGATTAAGTCATGAAAACCTACCGAATAAAATTGCCGTGGCCTCCTTCAAACAACCGATATTGGCGACACTCAAGAGGGATCCACTACATCAGCGACTGGGGGAAGAGATACCGAAAAGAAGTAATCGAATTAATCCAGCAACAACAGCTAGACATCAAAATCACACCTCGCATCAGAATAACCATCCACGCAGCACCTCCCGATAACCGCAAACGAGATTTGGACAATCTGCCCAAAGCCGTTTTTGACGCACTCACCAGTGCGGGCTTCTGGCTGGATGACGGTCAGATAGACGATATGCGCATCAAGCGCTATCAGGCGATTAAAGGTGGAATGCTTGTGTTGGTTGTGACTGAAACATGCGGGAGTTTGCCAATGATTACAGAGCTACTGGAGGCCGCATGACGTTCTCAGTAAAAACCATTCCAGACATGCTCGTTGAAGCATACGGAAACCAGACAGAAGTGGCACGCAGACTGAAATGTAGTCGCGGCACGGTAAGAAAATACGTTGATGATAAAGACGGGAAAATGCACGCCATCGTCAACGACGTTCTTATGGTTCATCGCGGATGGAGTGAAAGAGATGCGCTATTACGAAAGAATTGATGGCAGCAAATACCGAAATATTTGGGTAGTTGGCGATCTGCACGGATGCTACACGAACCTGATGAAAAAACTGGAGACGAGAGGATTCGACACCAAAAAAGACCTGCTTATCTCGGTTGGCGATTTGGTCGATCGCGGTACAGAGAACGTTGAATGCCTGGAATTAATCACATTCCCCTGGTTCAGAGCTGTACGTGGAAACCATGAGCAAATGATGATTGATGGCTTATCAGAGCGTGGAAACGTCAATCACTGGCTGTTTAATGGCGGTGGCTGGTTCTTTAATCTCGATTACGACAAAGAAATTCTGGCTAAAGCTCTTGCCCATAAAGCAGAAGAACTTCCGTTAATCATCGAACTGGTGAGCAAAGGTAAAAAATATGTCATCTGCCACGCCGATTATCCTTGTGACGAATACGAATTTGGAAAGCCAGTTGATCATCAGCAGGTAATCTGGAACCGCGAACGAATCAGCAACTCACAAGACGGGATCGTGAAAGAAATCAAAGGCGCGGGCACGTTCATCTTTGGTCATACGCCAGCAGTGAAACCACTTAAATTTGCCAACCAAATGTATATCGATACCGGCGCAGTGTTCTGCGGAAACCTCACATTGATTCAGGTACAGGGAGAAGGCGCGTGGGCATAAGAGAACTAAACCTCACCAAAGAACAGCACGAGTGGCTGAATGGCTGGCTTGAACTGTGGGGCGCATGGGTTTATTCAGGTCGTCTGGAAAAGCGCATGAGCAGCGTAATAGCGAAGTTCATGGAGAGCGTAGAGCCGGGAAGAGTTATGACAAGGCCAATGTGCAATGATGATGATGGAATGTTGATTTCTCAGGTCGTCGATTCCGTCATGTACATTGACAAGAAAGCCTTTGGCATCCTCCTCAGCTACTACGCTCATGGTTCATCTAAGCGAGCAATTGCATCCTACTATCACGCGACTGCAAAGCCACGCAAGATGTGTGGGCGTGGTGGTGAGGGATGGAGAAAACCTTCACTGGCAACCTGTAGAAATGAAATTGACGACATCCTGAAAGCGTCGTTATTTGTTTTGTACCAACCAATGCAAAATGCTTTCAAAATGCGTAAACGTGTTGAGAAAGTTAAGCATGTTGCCGTTAAAAGCCTTGACATGCAATTAGCCATTTAGCCATAATTAGAGGGTAAGCTGCCGTTAGTGACTCTTAAGTTGCAACGGTGGCTTTTTTTATTTGGGTCAGTCGTATAAAGGTCATTGCGGAAGGCTGTTAACCTTCTTATCGTGGTTCGAGTCCACGCTGTCCCACCAAACATGCTGGTTTAGCTCCAATGGTAGAGCGGTCGCCTTGTAAGCGAATGGGTAGCGGTTCAAGTCCGTTAACCAGCACCATAACTGAGCCGTAGCCACTGGCTATCCTGAATTCATCAGTGATAGTTATGCTGCGGCCTTCTACACATGACCTTCGTGAAAGCGGGTGGCAAGAGGCTGCGCTAACAACCTCATGCCGTTTTGCCCGTGCATATCGGTCACGAACAAATCTGATTACTAAACACAGTAGCCTGGATTTGTTCTATCAGTAATCGACCTTATTCCTAATTAAATAGAGCAAATCCCCTTATTGGGGGTAAGACATGAAGATGCCAGAAAAACATGACCTGTTAGCCGCCATTCTCGCGGCAAAGGAACAAGGCATCGGGGCAATCCTTGCGTTTGCAATGGCGTACCTTCGCGGCAGATATAATGGCGGTGCGTTTACAAAAACAGTAATCGACGCAACGATGTGCGCCATTATCGCCTGGTTCATTCGTGACCTTCTCGACTTCGCCGGACTAAGTAGCAATCTCGCTTATATAACGAGCGTGTTCATCGGCTACATCGGCACTGACTCGATTGGTTCGCTTATCAAACGCTTCGCTGCTAAAAAAGCCGGAGTAGAAGATGGTGGAAATCAATAATCAACGTAAGGCGTTCCTCGATATGCTGGCGTGGTCAGAGGGAACTGATAACGGACGTCAGAAAACCAGAAATCATGGTTATGACGTCATTGTTGGCGGAGAGCTATTCACTGATTACTCCGATCACCCTCGCAAACTTGTCACGCTAAACCCCAAACTCAAATCAACAGCCGCAGGACGTTACCAGCTTCTTTCCCGTTGGTGGGATGCTTACCGTAAACAGCTTGGCCTGAAAGATTTTTCTCCGAAAAGCCAAGACGCTGTGGCATTGCAGCAGATTAAAGAGCGTGGCGCTTTACCGATGATTGATCGCGGTGATATCCGTCAGGCTATCGATCGTTGCAGCAATATCTGGGCTTCACTGCCGGGCGCTGGTTATGGTCAGTTCGAGCATAAGGCTGACAGCCTGATTGCAAAATTCAAAGAGGCTGGCGGAACGGTCAGAGAGATTGAGGTATGAGCAGAGTAACCGCGATTATCTCCGCTCTGATTATCTGCATCATCGTCTGCCTGTCATGGGCTGTTAATCATTACCGTGATAACGCCATCGCCTACAAAGAGCAGCGAGATAAATCCACATCCATTATCGCTGACATGCAGAATCGTCAACGTGATGTAGCAGAACTCGATGCCAGATACACAAAGGAGCTTGCTGATGCTAACGCGACTATCGAAAGTCTCCGTGCTGATATTTCTGCTGGTCGTAAGCGCCTGCAAGTCGCCGCCACCTGTGCAAAGTCAACGACCGGAGCCAGCAGCATGGGCGATGGAGAAAGCCCAAGACTTACAGCAGATGCTGAACTCAATTATTACCGTCTCCGAAGTGGAATAGACAGGATAACCGCGCAGGTTAACTACCTGCAGGAATACATCAGGACGCAATGCCTTCGATGATAGCGATAATTTTACTCATCATCCTTCACATCTGGCTCTGTAGACAGGGTGGTGATCACTTCTGGAGTGAATCCAGATTAAATATCTCATTGTTGATGCTTGATATTGAGCATCTGGCGCGCGGTAAGGGGCTGCGTTGAGATAAGAGCCAGTTCATTACAAATACCAGGATTTAGCCTCGCATTCGCGGGGTTTTTTATTCCCAACTCCATAGGTAATTTTATGACCCAGCATATTGGCGTAAAACTGATTAACGCCTTTCCGATGACGAGACAGGCATATAACGATTTTCGTGGCTGGCAGCTTCCTGCCGGAGAAAACGGCGAGGACGAAGGCTATCTGGTTGAATATCTGGATGGCGGAAAACCTAACACCGATCGCTTTGATGGCTACGTTAGCTGGAGTCCAAAAGAAGTATTCGAAAAGGCTTATCGTCCGGTATCAGGGTTAAGTTTCGGCCTTGCCATGGAAGCGTTAAAACAGGGCAAAAGTTTGCAGCGGGCAGGATGGAATGGGAAAGACCAGTTTGTTTATCTCGTGAAAGGGGAAAAATTAGCGTCTGCGTTGGGTTATGGCTTTGGCGAATATGTTGGCGAGCCAACTTTCAATGACACGCTTGTATTGAAAAACTCACAGAACCGCCTTGCTACATGGGTTCCATCCATTGGCGACCTGATGGCTGAAGACTGGCAAATCATTTAACCATGTAGGCATTACAAAGCCTATCTACGGGTGGGCTTGATAATGAAACCGGAGTTAATTTCTGGTCACTAATTAACGGCAGTACAGCGATACAACCCAAGCCAGTAAGTGGGGAAATAACACTGGCAGCCACTGAAAGATGAACCTCCTGCCTTATGGCAAAAAAGATTCTTTGTGGTGGCGGACTGATGGAAAGATATCGGTTATTGCAGAGGCCATTCAATGAGTGGTCTCGACAATGGCTTATACCCTACACGGGATAACTTAACTGATATCCCTTTTAACGGATAAACGGAGCCAACAATGGCAGAGATTATTCCCATGACTGAAGAACAGAAATTCCAGTTAGAGATTTACAAGCTGGTCATGAACCAGAACGCAGCCGCAGAAGAAGCATTTCAGTTCATTGGCACTGACGAACTGAAGCTTGAGCTATTCAAAATTCACTTCCAGTCAGGCGGCGCTAATTCAGATATCACGACCCGCACTATCGAAGCGGTGCGTAAATCGAAGGAAGCGTTAGACCTGTTCACTACCGGAGCATAAACATGGCGCGCCCAACAAAGTATCAAGAGGCGTATGCCGAACAGGCACGCAAACTGTGCTTGCTGGGCTACACCGATGCAGAACTTGCTGATTTCTTTGAAGTCAGTGAGTCAACTATTAACAAGTGGAAGCTTGATTATCCTAAGTTTTCGGAGTCCATAAAAAAGGGTAAGGCCGTCGCTGATGCAGAAGTTAGTGATCGTCTTTATCAACGCGCTATGGGCTTCGTGGCTCCAGACATCGATATTCGTGTTATTGAAAACAGAATTGTCGAAACTCCGCTTGAGAAGTATTACCCGCCTGATACAACCGCTGCCATCTTCTGGCTTAAGAATCGACAGAAGGATAAATGGCGCGACAAGGTTGATCACGAACTAACAGGCAAAGACGGCGGCGCAATTCAGATTGAAACATCACCGATGAGCACTCTATTCGGAAAATGACCTCGATTAATCCTATCTTTGAACCGTTCATTGAGGCTCATCGCTACAAAGTCGCCAAAGGCGGTCGAGGTAGCGGTAAATCATGGGCAATTGCGAGGCTGCTTGTTGAGGCGGCACGTCGGCAGCCTGTGCGTATTCTTTGCGCTCGTGAACTGCAAAACAGTATCAGCGATTCGGTAATCCGGTTGCTTGAAGACACCATCGAGCGGGAAGGGTATTCGGCTGAGTTTGAAATTCAGCGTTCAATGATTCGTCATCTCGGAACGAACGCTGAATTCATGTTCTACGGCATCAAAAACAACCCGACGAAGATTAAATCGCTCGAAGGCATTGATATCTGCTGGGTGGAAGAAGCGGAAGCGGTAACGAAGGAATCATGGGATATCCTGATTCCAACCATCCGCAAGCCATTTTCCGAAATATGGGTGAGCTTCAACCCGAAAAACATCCTCGACGATACCTATCAGCGATTCGTCGTAAATCCTCCCGATGACATTTGCCTGCTGACGGTGAACTACACCGACAACCCGCACTTTCCTGAAGTCCTCCGTCTGGAGATGGAAGAGTGCAAACGCAGAAATCCGACACTGTATCGTCACATCTGGCTTGGTGAGCCAGTAAGCGCAAGTGATATGGCAATCATCAAACGTGAATGGCTTGAAGCCGCAACCGATGCGCACAAGAAACTCGGATGGAAAGCGAAAGGCGCTGTTGTCTCTGCGCATGACCCATCAGATACAGGGCCGGATGCCAAAGGTTATGCATCGCGTCACGGTTCGGTAGTTAAGCGCATTGCCGAAGGTCTGCTGATGGACATCAACGAGGGCGCTGACTGGGCTACTTCTCTGGCGATTGAAGACGGCGCTGACCACTACCTGTGGGATGGTGATGGTGTTGGTGCCGGGCTACGCAGACAGACAACGGAAGCGTTCTCCGGCAAGAAAATAACCGCCACGATGTTCAAGGGCAGCGAATCGCCATTCGATGAAGATGCGCCTTATCAGGCTGGAGCATGGGCTGATGAAGTCGTGCAGGGCGACAACGTTCGCACTATTGGCGATGTGTTCCGCAATAAGCGAGCGCAATTCTATTATGCGCTGGCTGACAGGCTGTATCTGACATATCGGGCGGTTGTCCACGGTGAGTATGCAGACCCCGACGACATGCTGAGTTTCGACAAAGAAGCGATAGGCGAGAAGATACTGGAGAAGCTGTTTGCAGAACTGACGCAGATTCAGCGCAAATTCAATAACAACGGGAAGCTGGAGCTAATGACTAAGGTAGAAATGAAGCAGAAGCTCGGTATTCCATCTCCTAACCTGGCTGATGCGTTGATGATGTGTATGCATTGCCCGGAGTCGGTTGCGCAACCCGACTATTCCAGTTACTCAATTCCTTGTGGTGTAGGTTGATATGGCAGAAAAAAAGATGACTGACTGGCATCGCAAGGTGCTGTGCAACTTTGATAATGCCTGGTCAGCAACGCAGGATATGCGTGAGCAGATTATTGAGGCTCAACGTTTCGTCCGGGTGTCCGGCGCACAGTGGGAAGGCAGCACAAACGCTGGTTACTCATTTGATGAAGGCAGGTTTGAGCATTACCCGCGCTTTGAACTGAATAAGATTGCCCGTGAATGTGATCGCATAATTGGCGAGTATCGACAGAATCGCATCAGCGTTAAATTCAGGCCGAAGGATGACAAGGCATCGGAAGCGTTAGCCGAAAAAATGAACGGCAAATTCCGCGCTGACTATCAGGAAACATCCGGTGGCGAAGCGTGTGATAACGCATTTGATGATGCTGTAACGGGCGGATTCGGTTGTTTCCGCATGTGTGCCGATTACGAAGATGAAATGGACCCAAGTAACGATCAGCGACGCATCAGCCTTCTTCCTGTTTACGACCCAGCGACATGCGTCTTCTTCGATCAGGACAGCAAGCAATATGACCGATCTGATGCTATGTGGGCTATGGAAATGTTCTCCATGACGCCTAAAGCGTTCGAGGCTGAATACCCTGATTCCATTGCGGCAAGCCTTTCTCGTGATGACGCTGGTACTCAGTATGACTGGTCAACGCCCGATGCCATCTATGTTGGACGCTACTACGAAGTTCGCATAGAGAAGGTGAAGCTCACGGCGTGGCGCAACTCTGTTAGTGGAGAAACGGCAATCTATGATGAAGAACAGATCAAAGATATTGTTGACGAGCTAACCGATGGTGCATTCGAGCTGATTGGCGAGCGAACGGTGAAGAAGCGCCGCGTTTATTGCGGTCTTCTGTCTGGCGCTGAATGGCTGGAAGAACCGAAGCGTATTCCGGGCGAACATATTCCTCTCATCCCGGTATATGGGCGTCGCTCATTTGTTGATAATCAGGAGCGAATCGAAGGCCACGCAGCAAAAGCGATGGATGCACAGCGTCTTGAGAACCTGATGGTTTCCATGATTGCAGATAACGCCACTCAGGCTGGCGGTGATGGCATTCCTATCGTGGATGTTGATTTCATTCCCGGCCCATTAATGAATCACTGGGCAGAGAGGAATAAGAAAAGACCTGCAGTTCTTCCTATGACCAGCAAGAAGGACAAAAACGGAACAGTCATTTCAGAAGCTCAGGTTGCTGGCTGGACACCTCCGACACAAATGCCGCCAGCTCTTGCCGGGCTATTGCAGTACACCGGAACGGCTATTCAGCAAATTACAGGTGCGTCGCAGCTTGAGAACATGCCGAGCAACGTCGCTACCGATACCGTTGATAGCATCTTTAACCGGATGGACACGCAGTCCTATATCTACATGGACAACATGGCTAAATCCATGCGCCGTGCTGGCGTCGTGTGGCTTTCTATGGCTCGTGAAGTCTATGGCAGCGATACGCCAATGCGCATCGTTAATGAGGATGGCAGCGATGACGTGGCGCTGATGACTGGTGAAGTGGTTAACCGTCAGACAGGGCAGGTTATCGCGCTTAACGACCTTTCGCAGGGTAACTATGAAGTGACTGTCGATGTCGGTCAGTCGTTCGCTACTCGCCGTGACGCAACGGTTAAGTCGTTACTTTCCATGCTGGCACTTATCCCGCCCGGAACGCCGAAACACGACCTTGTATCGTCGATGATCCTCGACAATATGGACGGCGAAGGGATGGACGACCTTAAAGAATACAACCGCAATCAGTTGCTTCTGTCTGGAGTTATCAAGCCGAGAACGCCAGAAGAACAGCAGATGGTTGAGCAGGCGAAACAACAACAGGCCAGTCAGCCAGATCCGGCTATGGTTGCTGCGCAAGGTCAGCTTCTTGCTGGTCAGGCTGAATTGCAGAAAGCGCAGAACGAGCAGGCAGCCATTCAGGTTAAAGCATTCCAGGCACAGACTGATGCTCAGGTTGCAGCGGCAAATGTTGTGAAAATCCTCGCATCTGCCGATAGCCAGCAGAAATCTGATATCCGCGAGGCTCTGAAACTGCTCGGACAGTTCCAGCAACAGCAAGGAGACAATGCCCGTGCTGATGCAGAGCTTGTCCTGAAAAGTCAGGCACAGGGCCATGCGCAGCGCATGGACATCAGCAGCATCCTGCAAAAATCAACTCAGCAACAACCACAGCAGTAATTAACCCATAACGTGCAATGGCTGTCTTTATGAGGCCTGGCACCCTATTGCCTTCCGATGGGCTGAACATCGAGTAAACAGGGGTAACAAATGGACCAGATGGCAGAAAACACACCAGAAGTTGAAATCGAAACCGACGCGTCAGAGCAGATTCCTGATGATGTCGAACTGGCTGAAAAAGTCGAAACAGAAGATGGCAGTGAGTCCTCAGGCAATGATGCAGAGGAGGCTACTGAAACTGATGACGACGAATCAGAACAGGAATTCTACTTTGGTGACGAAAAGCTGGATTCGCCAACCAGCGAAGATGGCGCTGAGCATGGACTGGTAAAACACCTGCGCAAGACGATTAAAGAGAAAGACCGCGAGCTGAAAGAGCTGATGCGTCAGTCTCAGAAACCCGTCGAGCAGCAGCCGGTAATCACTCAACCACCGCGAATGCCAAAACTGGATGATGAGGACATCGGTTTCGATGAAGAAATCTACCAGCAACGCATGGCTAAGTGGGCAGATGATAACGGCAAGTACCAGCAACAGGAGATGGCTCGCAAGCAGAAGGAGCAGGAGCTTCAGGCTGCCTATCAAGAGCGATTATCCAAATATCAGCAACGTGTTAAGGCTCTCAAAGTTCCTGGCTATCAGGAAGCTGAGCAGGCCGTACTCGAGGAAATCCCCATCGAGACACAAACCGCGATCCTGTTTGAGTCAGAGAAGCCGGAAATCGTTGTTCTGGCGCTTGGTCGCAACGCTGAACTGCGCAAGCAACTGGCAGAAGCTACCAACCCCGTAGCAATTGGTCGTCTGCTGGAACGTATCGAATCTAAGGCCAGAATCATGCCAAAAGCAAAAACCACGGCAGCCACAACCCCGACAGTTAAGGGGAGCAACGGCGCAGTAATCAATAACCTCGACAAACTGAAAGCCAAGGCGCTGGAAACTGGTGACTGGACGCCGTATTTCGCCGCTAAAAAGGCAAAAAAATAACCTATCGGAGCATTAAGCATGGCTAACCAATTAGCAAAAGACCTTGAAATCATGTTCGAAAACTACGTTGAAGGCTTTGAGGACGCCTGCGTAGTTTCCCGTAACGCTAAAAAATTCCGTCCCGGTGATACAGCAATGCAGCGAGCAGGTGATGTTCTGTATCGTCCGCAGCATTACCACATGAACATTGAGGAAGGCCTCGACCTCAGCAGCAAAACGCCAACAGCACTGGTTCAGCGCCTTGTTCCTTCTGTGTTCAAGGAGCCGAAAAACATTCTGTACACTCTGGATGCGCGTGAAATGCGTGACCCTGAGCATAAAACTGAAGCTGGTCGCGCCGCAGGTATGCGCCTTGCTGCACAGATTGACTCTGACCTGATTTCCATGGTCACGCAGCGTGCTACTAACGTGATCACAATGGCTGACTCAACCACTGGTTCACAGGGCCGTGATTTGTGGAACTGTGCGGCAGGTATTGATGCCACCATGACGGCGATTGGTGTACCTCAGGGTATCAACCGTCGCTCTTTCTGGAACCCATTCAACTACAAAGACCTTGCTGGCGAGCTTGGTCACCGTGCCTATGCTCAGGGCGCAACCATGACAGCATACGAAAAAGCGCAGATCCCTCCGGTTGCTTCCTTTGATAGCTACAAGACCGATATTTCTGGTCGTGTTCCGAAAGGGACAGCAACTCCCATTACGCTGGCAGCAGCACCTGCGCACAAAGTTGAAGCGAAAGATGCTAACGATATGCCAGTTGATAACCGACAGGGGACCATTACGGTATCTGCTGACGGTTTGCAGGTTGGCGATGCGTTTACCATTGCAGGGGTGAATTCTGTACACCAGATCACCAAAGATACCACCGGGCAGCCGCAGGTATTCCGCGTTCTGGCAGTAAGCGGAACGACAGTAACTATCTCCCCGAAAATTCTGCCGCCTGACAACGCGGATGTCGCCAGCCGACCATATGCAAACGTTGATGCTAACGCGGCAAATAGCGCAGCAATCACCATTCTCAACAAGAATGCTGCACCGGCTAACCTGTTCTGGGCTGATGGTTCTGTTGAGCTGATGTACGGCAAACTGGCGTTCCCGACTGGTCAGGGTCCACAGGTAATGACAGCAACCACTGAGCAGGGCGCTACGCTGATCATGTCTTACGCCTTCGACCACATCAAAGGCGTAACCACTGCTCGTTTCACCACTCTGTACGGTTGCTCTGTACTTGTTCCTGAATATACGGGCATCGTTATTGCCGGGCAGTAATTTTGGTGGGGCTTCGGCCCCATTTTTATTGGGAGAAGACAATGGCACGAACAATGCTCTATAAGCCGGGCAACATGATCACCTGTGGTCAGTTTGCTGTCGATTACATCATTGTTGATGACGATGAAGTTAAATCTCACCTGAAAAAAGGATGGGTAAAAACTCCTGAAGAAACCGCAACGAAGCAAAAAGTGGCTAAGGCGGAAGAAGATGGCGAAAACGAAGGGTGATCTCGTTCTTAAGGCTTTACGAAAAGCCGGGCTGTATTCCAATGCCACGTTGACAGATGCCGACCCTCAGGCAATTGAAGATGCCATTAATGACCTCGAAGACATGATGGCAGCATGGCAGGCGAAAGGTATCGAGCTTGGGTATCAGTTTGCTGATACAGAAAACGGCATCATGCCGTTACCTGACGATGATTCAGGTATCCCTGCATGGGCAAATGATGGCGTCGCTTTGAAACTCGCTGTGCAAGTGTGCATGGATAACGTCATTCAGCCTTCAGACGCTCTCCTTACCGCTGCTGACAGTGCATATCAAACAATCTGTATCGCTTTAACCAAAATACCACCACTTGAGCGGCGAAATGACATGCCTCGCGGTAGTGGTAACAAAAGCGCGTTTACGTGGAATCGGTTTTACATCGAGAAAGATGATCCGAGTACGTGAGGTGAATAAATGCCGATTCAGCAACTTCCGCTTATGAAAGGTGTCGGCAAAGACTTTCGAAACGCCGACTATATCGACTATCTGCCAGTGAATATGCTGGCTACACCCAAAGAAATCCTCAACAGCAGCGGATATCTTCGTTCATTCCCGGGCATTGCCAAACGCTCTGATGTAAACGGTGTATCGCGCGGAGTTGAGTACAACATGGCGCAGAATGCTGTTTATCGCGTGTGTGGTGGCAAGCTCTACAAAGGAGAAAGTGAAGTCGGTGATGTTTCCGGAAGTGGTCGTGTATCAATGGCGCATGGTCGGACATCACAGGCGGTAGGCGTTAATGGTCAACTGGTCGAGTATCGCTATGATGGCACGGTTAAAACCGTATCAAACTGGCCTGCAGACAGCGGATTCACGCAGTATGAGTTAGGTTCGGTCCGTGACATTACGCGTTTACGTGGGCGTTATGCGTGGTCAAAAGACGGTACTGATTCATGGTTTATCACTGACCTTGAAGACGAATCGCATCCTGACCGTTACAGCGCACAATATCGCGCAGAATCGCAGCCGGACGGCATCATCGGCATAGGTACATGGCGAGACTTCATCGTCTGCTTTGGTTCATCGACGATTGAATATTTCTCCCTGACTGGTGCAACCACCGTTGGTGCCGCTTTGTATGTCGCACAGCCATCACTGATGGTGCAGAAAGGGATTGCCGGGACTTACTGCAAAACGCCGTTTGCTGATTCGTATGCTTTCATCAGCAATCCGGCAACGGGTGCGCCGTCTGTATACATCATCGGCTCCGGTCAGGTATCACCAATCGCCAGCGCGAGCATTGAGAAAATACTACGCTCCTACACTGCTGATGAACTGGCTGATGGCGTGATGGAATCGCTGCGGTTTGATGCGCATGAGTTGCTGATTATCCATCTTCCGCGCCATGTTCTCGTGTACGACGCATCTTCAAGCGCCAATGGTCCGCAATGGTGTGTGCTGAAAACAGGCCTGTATGACGATGTGTACCGCGCTATCGACTTCATTTACGAAGACAATCAGATAACGTGCGGCGATAAGCTGGAATCCGTGACCGGGAAATTGCAGTTCGACATCAGCAGCCAATATGGCCTTCAACAGGAACACCTGCTGTTTACTCCATTGTTCAAAGCAGATAATGCCAGAGTGTTCGACCTTGAGGTTGAATCGTCAACTGGCGTTGCGCAGTACGCCGACCGCCTTTTTCTCTCTGCAACAACTGACGGCATCAATTACGGTCGTGAGCAGATGATTGAGCAGAATGAACCGTTCGTTTACGACAAACGCGTTTTGTGGAAGCGTGTCGGGCTAATCAGGAAAAATGTCGGCTTCAAATTGCGCGTTATCACGAAGTCACCTGTCACTCTGTCAGGCTGCCAGATAAGGATTGAGTAATGGCTGATTCGAATCTCAATGAGCCGGTAACAATTCAGGCTACACGACTCGATACATCAATCCTTCCACGCAATATCTTCTCGCAGTCATATCTGTTGTACGTTATTGCACAGGGTACTGATGTTGGTAACGTGGCAAACAAGGCCAACGAAGCAGGGAAGGGGGCTTATGATGCACAGGTGAAGAATGATGAGCAGGATGTCACCCTTGCAGACCATGAATCCAGAATTGAAGCTGCTGAAGCAACTCTCATCAATCATGAACATAGAATTGCAGCAGCGGAAAGCACTCTTGCAGATCATGAAACAAGGATTACGGCTGCTGAAACAGAGTTGGCTGATCACGAGACGCGAATTGCTGCCAATGAATCTGAGTTAGCAAACCATGATGCGCGCATAACTCAGAATACAACCGATATCGACGCACTTGATACCAGGCTAACAGCGGCAGAGGGAAGTATTTCGACGCTACAAAGCACAGTGGGTGATCACTCAACAAGAATATCTGCGCTTGAGTATGCCACCACGCGCAAGAAATCAGAGGTTGTTTACTCAGGAGTATCGGTAACAATTCCGACAGCGCCTACCAACCTTGTTAGCCTGCTGAAAACGCTCACGCCGTCATCAGGCACGTTGGCACCATTCTTCGACACCGTTAACAACAAGATGGTTGTGTTCAACGAGAACAAAACCCTGTTCTTCAAGCTGTCGATTGTCGGGACGTGGCCCAGCGGAACCGCTAACAGATCAATGCAGCTAACGTTTTCCGGCTCTGTTCCTGACACACTTGTGAGCAGTCGTAATGCGGCGACAACAACCGACAACATCCTGTTAGCTACGTTCTTCAGCGTGGATAAAGACGGCTTTCTTGCCACAAATGGCAGTACGTTAACCATTCAGTCAAATGGTGCGGCGTTTACTGCCACAACCATCAAAATCATTGCGGAGCAGTGATGGAAATAAAGCTCATCGATAATCCGGTGAAGCTTGCAGAATTCCTCAACAACCCGGCAAACACGGGAAATATCGTAGACAGTGGAGACAAATACTACATCAAGCCTGATGCGGTATACCTCGGCATCTACGAAGGACTGATGCTGGTCGGAGTGCATGAAGTGCGTAACTTCTGGCATAGCGTTGTTGAATGCCATGCGGTGTACGACCCCGGATTCCGTGGTGAATATGCACTGCAAGGGCATCGATTATTCTGCAAATGGCTTCTCGAAAACTCACCATTCCTTAACAGCATTACCATGGTTCCTGACACCACGAAATACGGACGGTCAATTATCCGTTTGCTTGGCGCTACCCGTGTTGGTCACCTTGATGATGCTTATACCAGCAATGGAAAGCCTGTAGGCATCACGATTTATCAGTTACCGCGCTCAAAATACGAGGAGCTAAAGAATGTTAATTTTCCAGATTGCCAATAAGCACCTCAGCAAAGCTGTTTACTGCAAAGGTGGCAGTGATGGCGGTTCAAAAGCCCAGGCACGCGCAACTGAAAAGGGTATCGAATTGCAGCGTGAAATGTGGCAAACGAACATGCAAAACCTTGCACCGTTCACGCCACTCGCTCAACAGTACGTATCAGAGTTGCAGAATCTTTCCTCTCTTCAGGGGCAAGGTCAGGCGCTTAACCAGTATTACAACTCCCAGCAGTACAAAGACCTTGCTGGTCAGGCGCGTTACCAGAGTCTGGCAGCAGCAGAGGCAACGGGTGGATTAGGCTCTACAGCAACAGGAAACCAGTTAGCAGCAATCGCACCTACACTCGGTCAAAACTGGCTGTCAGGTCAGATGAACAACTACAACAATCTGGCAAACATTGGCCTTGGTGCTCTTACAGGTCAGGCAAACGCCGGGCAGAACTACGCTAACAACGTCAGCCAATTGTATCAACAGCAGGCGGCAGCATCTGCGGCGAATGCTAACCGACCATCAGGATTGCAATCAGCTTTGGGCGGTGCCATGAGCGGTGCGGCATCAGGGGCGATGATTGGCTCTGTGGTACCTGGAATAGGTACAGCTGTTGGCGCTATTGGTGGCGGTATTATCGGTGGTCTTGGATCATTGTTTTAAGGTGGGAATATGGCTACTTGGCAACAAGGAATCAACTCAGGCGGCTTTCTTGCTGGTATCGGTGGGCAAAACTCAAATGCGCCAAAGGCAAGTGATGTAAGTGAGGCGTTGGCATATATTCGCCAGAACAACGAAATGGAGCGCTCAGGTCGCAATAACATCGGCCTTCAGGCGTTGCAGGGGCTTGGTAGTGTCGCTCAAACATATCAAGCCGCAAAGCAACAGGAAGCGGATGCTGCATTCCAAAAAGAATATGCGGCAGCCATCCAGTCAGGTGATCGGCAGCAGGTGCGAGATCTGATGACCAAATATCCTGGTCAATTAGAGAAGATTCAGTCTGGTATGAAGTGGGCAGACGAAGACCAGCGCAATTCTATCGGCACCTTAGCGGCTGGCGCACGCCTTGCGGCCTCGTCTCCAGAAGCAATGCAATCATGGCTGCAAAACAACGCCAAGGAACTGACTCGCGTCGGTGTTGACCCTAATAACGTTGCTCAGATGTATCAGCAGAATCCTTCAGGATTTGGTGAGTTTGTTGATCACCTTGGAATGGCTGCTCTTGGTCCGATTGATTACTTCAATGTTCAGGACAAGATGGCTGGTCGTGAGATTGACCGAGGCAGACTGGCAGAGACAATCCGCAGCAATCAGGCCAGCGAAGCACTTCAGGCGAGAGGGCAGGATATTAGCCGAGCAAATGCGTTAACGTCAGCATATGCACCAACAGCCGCAATGCAGAATTACAATCAGTACGCGCAAATGTTAAAGGCGGATCCAGATGGTGCAGCGGCATTTGCGGCAGCGGCGGGAATTAATCCCAATGCTAAGAAATTACTTAAGGTTGAAACCAATCCTGATGGCTCGGTAACTAAGTATTACACCGATGGCAGCGAGGAAGCAGGAAAACTAAACCAACCTATATCTGGTGATGGCATTAAACCAATTAGTTTGCCACAAGCGCAAAGCATCATAGATAAGGCTAATGAGGGTTCCAAGAAGGCGGCAGGATTTGCTTTGCGATTAAAAGATTCAATGGACTCAATGAATCAACTTAGTAAAAGCATTGACCCTAAGCGAGTTGCATTAATAAATCGCTCTCTTGGTGATGGGACTATTGCAAATTTAAGCCTATCACCAGCGGAGCAGCAATATATGGTAAATGCGAGAGACGCCTTGTATGCAATTTTGCGCCCAGAAACAGGTGCAGCAATTACTCTGCCAGAGATGCAGGAGTATTCCAAAATGTACCTGCCTCAGCCCGGTGATTCCAAGGCTGCTACTGAAACAAAAATGCGAAAAATGCAGGGCCAATATAACTCATTACGTGGTCAGTCTGGTCGCGTTTATGATGCTTTGGTGGTTTCAAGTGCTGCAAATAGTCAACAACAGAGCAATAGCCAACAACCGACAAATACCCAACAGCAGCAGAGTCAATCCGGATCATATACCTCAAAATCAGGCATTCAATTTACGGTGGAATGATGAAAGTAACTGCAAACGGTAAGACATTTACCTTCCCTGATGGTACGAGCACGGAAGATATTGGCACCGCCATTGATGAGTATTTTGCTGGTCAGGCTGTTCAGCAACAAACAGTTAATCAGGCCAATAATGAACCAGCACGTGAAGAACCATCATTGATGCAACAAGCTGGCGATTGGCTCACAGGTGGTCAAAGTGCAGGGCAAATTGCAGAGCAGGCTGGTCGTGGTCTGGTAAACATACCATTTGACGTATTGCAGGGTGGCGCAAGTCTGATTAATGCAATCAGCCAGGGGCTTGGTGGCCCCAAGGTTTTGGACGATGTCTATCGTCCAGTAGATCGACCAACAGACCCTTATGCGCAAGCTGGAGAAACAATTGGCGGGTATTTAGTTCCAGGAGTTGGAACGGCAGGAAGCATGGCTATAGGATCACTGGCAGAAGCCGCAAACCAGAAAGGCGATTTCGCGCAAAATGCAGCCATAAACGCCGGAGTTAACCTTGCCGCTCAGGGTGTTCTTTCCGCAGCAGCAAAGGGAATAGGGCGTGGAATAACGGCTATAAAAGGCGATATCGCGCCAGAAGTAGCGAAAAAAATTGCCACCTCAGAATCGATGGGCGTGACACCTATGACATCTGATGTTATCCAGCCGAAAAATGCTTTCACTCGCGGTCTTACTCAGGATGCCGAGGGGGCTTTGCTCGGGACAGGCTCAAAGCGAGCGGAGCAATATGCAACGCGTAGTAAGTTGGTAAGTAATTATTTTGACCGTTTTGGTGAGTACAACCCGGATGATGTGGTGAAATCTCTGACCACCACGTTAAGGGGACGGAAGGATGCCGCTGGCGCTGTTATCAATGACGTCACCAATAAAATGGGTAATGCCGCAGTTGATACCACAAATACCATGAATGCTCTGAATACAGCGATCGCAAGACAGGAACGGCTTGGGACGTCTGCCAATCAAAGCCTGCTTACATCCTTGCGTAACCTACGTGAAGAATTAGCAAACCCTGCAACTGATTTGGATGTTACGTTTGATCTCTTGCGTCAGCACAGAACAGCATTTAGATCTAATGTTCAGGGAGATGCTATGGTCTTCCCCAACCAGGCAAAAGCAGCTACCAATATGGTAGAGAATGCAATGTCAAAAGACCTTCGTAACGCAGTTGCTAAAAACCTCGGTGCATCAGACGCAGCAAAATACCTTAAAGCAAATTCCGATTATGCAAACGTTTATAATAAGGTGCTTAATAAAAACATTGCTAACAAACTCAACAAGGCAAGCAGTGAAGCCAGTCCTGAACTTATAAATACCGTTGTATTAAGCAGAAAACCATCTGACGTGAAACGAATCTGGAGCGCACTGGATGATAAAGGGAAAGATGCTATGCGTGCAGCTTACGTCAGCAAAATAGCGGAAAAGGCCGGTGACTCTCCAGCCAAGTTCATCACTGAAGTTAATAAGCTGAAATCTCAGTCAGGCGGTGAAATTTACAACACTATTTTTTCTGGAAAGCACATGAAAGAACTTGATGCTCTTCATGAAGTTCTACAGCAAACAGCAAGGTCAGACACCGCAAATGTAGTAACTCAGACGGGGCAATCGCAAGCCAACAGGATAAGGACGATTGGCGCAACTGCGACTCTTGGCGTATCAATGGGGCTTGAGGCTGGTTTCGGTGCAATGATGCGCTTGTATGAATCCAAAGCAGCAAGGAATGCTCTCTTACGCTTGGCAAACACCAAAGCAGGAACACCAGCCTATGAAAGAGCGCTAAATAATGCTGCGAATGCCATCAGACCGCTGTTTGCTACTGAGGCAACACAGCAGTGACTAAATGCCATGGATGGCTATTTTTTAGTGTAATAATCATCAAAATCGCAAGAAACAGATATCACAAAACCTGAAGTCATAGAAAAAGACAGGGTTTCACATGCCTTTCCGGCTTGATGGTATGCATTGATGCCACCGTATACGGATTCTCTTGATGAAAACAATGATTTTTCACCGTTTTTTTCTACAAGAATATGCCCATCTGAATCATTAATAAACCAAACAGAAATAGAGGAGCTTTCGCCAAGGAATGTTCTGTTGAATACCATGGGTGATTTACCCTTGACAACATTTTCTGCGCGCATAATCAGCTCAGCATTTTTTTTGCTATTTTTTTGTTCTGTATAGATTTTGTCTGCCACAAAATAAACAATGGCAATGGCTAACAAAGATAGGGAAATCAGCAATGCCTTTTTAATCAATTTTTTTGCATCCCTGTAAATCTCAACTGATAATTTTTCACTCACACCAACCTCCTTAGTTTTGCGCAGGATACCATGAAAAAAGTTAACATTGGAAACGTACAAAAGATGCTCGTTCCGCTCTTTGAGAGCGGTACAATTGTGTTTTGTAGAGACTTTCCAGAATGGCAACGCCTGCATCAAAAACTTGGCGTTGACGTGCATGACTCGGACGCCAACGGAGCGTCTCATACAATGAGTAGCGAGAATGGTGTTTTGCATGTGATAGGCGTGTTCAATGGCAAACTATCTACTATTGCCCATGAGTGCGCTCACATGGCATTCGATATCTGCTCAAGGGTAGGTGTTGATGTTGAACCAGGAAGAGCCAACGAGACTTACTGCTACTTAATGAGCAGGCTTGTTGAGTTCTGCGAGCGACATATCAAAAAGCCGGAGTGACCCGGCTTGATTATTACTTTTTGCTGTCTGGAGTTCGCTTATCCAATACCCAGCCATGACCTGGCTTTGTTGTTGGCGGAAGCCTTTCGTTGTCCTTGACGGTTGCAAAATTGTCTTTCTTACCGCCGCGTGGGCCAACTTCTTGGTATATTCCGCCGTTTTTTCCTGTGTTTTCACCTGGTTTTTTCGCCATGATATACCTCAACATACACCCGTTATTGGGCGATTAAATATTGATCTCATTTTATAAGTAGTCAATATGGCCCAGGTAAATGCAAAAATTAACCCACCTTCAGGTGGGTTTTTTGTACAAATCCTTCAGCGTATCAAACACCATCTTCTTAACAAGCTCTGACTGCTCATCAGCGATGCGTTCCGCATCGTCTCGATAGCCTGAAATTTTGGATGGCTTTGATACAGCATCAGTCACTATCTGAACTAATTCTGAATTAAGAGAGCGGCCATTGGATTTGGCTCGCTGTTTTAGTTTTTCCTTTAATTCGTAAGGTAGCCGCAGATTAAATTGCGGGTCATCTCTTCCCATTCTTGATGCCTCGCTTTTGTGAGTGGATCGGCATCTTATTATCTGCTGGTTGCATCCTCAATAAGACCACAGTGGTCTCTTTGTTTGATTAATAATGCATCACTGTGGCAATGCTGCGGCGATTCCTTGTATCTGGAGCAAATTAAATGACAGACATTACAGCCAATGTTGTAGTGAGTATGCCTTCGCAACTCTTCACTATGGCGCGTTCTTTTAAAGCCGTAGCCAATGGCAAAATTTATATCGGTAAAATTGACACTGACCCGGTAAATCCTGAAAACCAGATTCAGGTTTATGTAGAGAACGAAGACGGTTCTCACATTCCTGTTTCGCAACCAATAATCATTAACGCTGCTGGATATCCGGTATATAACGGACAGATTGCCAAATTCGTAACCGTGCAAGGCCATTCTATGGCTGTTTATGATGCGTATGGTACACAGCAGTTCTATTTTCCTAATGTGCTGAAGTATGATCCTGATCAGTTACGGCAGCAATTAGAAGACCCAGATGGAGCGAATAAATACCCAAAACTTCAGATAGCAAGATGGAGAGACAGTTATGATGTAAGAGGTTGGGGGGCTATTGGTGATGGTGTTCATGATGATACATCAGCTCTATCAGAATTACTTTCTGTTGCAACAGGTGGTGAAAAGATAGATGGGCGAGGGCTTACTTTTAAAGTATCAACTCTTCCAGATGTCAGTCGATTTAAAAATGCTCGTTTTTTATTTGAGAGAATACCGGGTCAGCCTCTTTTTTATGCTTCT